AGGCTGTACTAAAAAAACAAACCGCAACAAAAAATAAACCTTCGTATACCGCACCAACAATTTTGTTTAAAAATGGAAAAGCCACAACACTAACTGGGAAATGGAGTTAAGCATGTCGTATGAATCCGCAATAAGTTTTCCAATTCGCTTAGACAGTTATGGGAATCTTGCAACCACGGTTGACCCTAGTAAAATTTGGGCTGATAGAGTAACCTCTGTAATCGGTACTATGGTTGGTGAAAGAATCAATCGTCCAAATTTTGGAACACGTATTGCTCGTCAATGGATGAATGGATTGAGCGGTATTCAAGGGGATATAGAGTCTGAAATTCAACAGGCGTTTATATCGTTTCTTCCTTTACTAAACTTGCTTGAAACTTCTTTTGAACACGACGATGCAAATGGGTCTCTTAAAGTTATACTTACCTACGCACTACCAAACGATAAGGAAGAGTCTACTGTAATTGCTCTTGTCAGTATTGGCAATAAACAACCTCAGTATCAGGAGAACATCTAATGGCAATTAATCAAATCCCAATAACAATTGACTATACAAGCAGGGACTATGAAGCCCTTCGTGAAGAATTAGTTGCTCGAATTAAGGAACGAATTCCTGAATGGAATGGTTCCGATAATGGTGACTTCGGCGTAGTTTTAGCAGAAGCATTTGCTTACATGGGAGATGTTGCAAACTACTACATTGACCGAATTGCTAACGAGTCTTTTTTATCAACAGCAACTCAACGCGAAAGTATTTTAGCAATTGCGGAGACGTATGGTTACGTGCCTTCTGGGTATAAAAATGCTTCAGTCGATGTTGTTTTTTATAATAACTCTGCTTCTGCTGTAACTATTCCAGCAGAAACTCGTATAGATGGCGAAGTAATTGCAAATGACACGGTAGAAACAGTCACTTTTACAACAACAGACAGCCTTATAGTTCCACCATTTTCTAATCAAGCACGAGGTGAAGCCACAGTTCTTGCGTATCAAGGAAAGTTAAATACTGTTGAAGCAAACGATGTTTATGGTGTTCTACTCGGAACCTCGGATGCAGAACCTTCTCAAACTTTTATTATTGATGACTTCCCAGTTGTAACTAATAGCGTTGAAATATACGTTCAGGGAGGAACTGCTTGGAAAAAATGGCAGAGAGTAACTCATTTAATTGATTTTAGTGCAAATGATGCAGTCTTTACTACGCGTTTAACACCAGATAATGAAGTAATCGTTCTTTTTGGAGATGGTATCTCTGGAGCAATTCCTACATACCAATCAGCAATTAGAGCAAAATATGTTGTAGGTGGAGGAAATTCAGGGAATGTCCCAAGCGGTACTTTAATTAATATTGCCCGTGTTCCTGGTCTTTCACAAACACAGGTTTCTGCTTTAAACGGTGTAATAGACGTTAATAACGTAAATGCTGCTGTTGGAGGAAACGAGCCAGAAGATAATGAATCTATTCGTGCTGGTGCACCATTATTTTTACGCACTCAAAACAGAGCAGTAACCCTCGATGATTTTCAAAATTTAGCCTTGTCTGTCGAAAATTGCGGTAAAGCAAAAGCAGTTGGAACATCTGCTACTGCTGTAACTTTGTATGTTGCTCCATACCGTGATTTTTCTGACTTTGATGCTACTCCTGGTATTGAAATAATCAGTAACGTACCAACTGCAACTCTTGAGTGGAACCTGTTAAAAACAGACGTACAAAACTTTTTAGCAAATAAAATGCTTGTTGGAACAACTTTAAGTGTTGTTAAGCCTGTTTACGTTCCAGTAACAATGAACCTTCAATACACTCGAGAGCCAGAATTTAGCCAAACTGTTGTTGAAAAATCAATAAAAGCAGCAATCGTTGAAAACTACTCGTATAACTTTGTTGATTTTGGACAAGAACTAACTATTCAAAATGTCGAATCTCTTCTTCAAACCGTTGAAGGTGTAAAATTTGCTAAATGTAGGTTTCTTTATAAAACAGGTGGAACCCCAAGTTTAGCAGCCATTTCTGCTTTACCGAATGAAATATTTACTTTTGCTGAACCAGATGTGGTGCTTGAGGTTCTTTAATGAATAACGAGTACACGGGAACTTACCGAGGTGTCGTTACTAAAAATAAAGACACTGATGGTCACAGGCGAATTAAGTGTAAGGTTCCTCAATTATTTGGTGACGCAGAACTAAATTGGGCATGGCCTTTAGAAACATCAAGCCTTAAAACACAAGTTCCAGATGTTGGTGAAGGTGTTTGGATTGCCTTTGAAGGTGGAGACCCAGGCTACCCAATTTGGAGTGGCAACTTTGGAAAACCAAAAAACGGTAAGCGAGTAAATGTTAAGGTCTTGTCAGACTCCGTTTCTTTAACTGGACTGACCCCTTATTTTAAAACCGAACGTACTGCAAATGGGACTACAGAGATTGACCTTGTTGCTACCTTACTAGCCATGGCTGCTGCTTTAAAAGACCACGAAACACGCATTGCTACCTTAGAAACTCAGATAACTCAGAAAGCAAACGTTAGCCACAGCCATCCTGCCTAGTCATTCATAGCCTGTTTAGGGAGTCAAACTCCTTGTTTAACGTCAAAATTGACCTTAGTCGTTTAGGAGAATAATTATGCCCGCTTCGTATCCCGCAGGTGTCAAAGGTTTTACTACCAAGGTTGACTTTACCGACCTCGTATTAGCCGACCACGTTAATGCTCTACAAGATGAAGTTCGTGCTCTACAAGCAACTATTGGCACAGACCCACAAGTAAGTAGTGGTTGGGTTGGAACTCTCGATAAAACAACCCAAACTTGGGCAACGTTAAAAGCACGTATTGCAAATCTTGAGTACGGAGTAGTTAACGACTCACACACCCAGTACACACATAACACTGGTGGAGATACTATTCAGGCTAATGGTGCAACCATTATTCCTCTTAAACTAAAAGGTTTTACTAGCCAAACAGCAGACTTACTAAGATTTGAAAACTCAGCAGGAACAACCTTAACTAAAGTTGATAAAGACGGAAAACTTTTCATTAACAATCAAGAAATCAAACCTGTTCTTCATCAACAGGCTCAACCAGATGGTGTGGCATTAGGATTACCTCAAGGAACTCTTTGGGTAGATTCTGATTCAAACCCTGCAGTTTTATCTGTGGACACAACTATTCAAATTACTGGTGGAACCCTAACTGGTGACCAAGCATTGACTTCCCGCCTTCGTAATATCACCGTGTCTACTTCTGACCCAACTGGCGGAAATAACGGAGATATTTGGCTTAAGTACACTGTGTAGGTCTAGGTACTATGCCTATTCAGATTAAAGTCGCCAACAATTACGTTTCTTCAGGCTCTGCGTTTTTTAAAAGCGGTGGTGCTTGGATAAAGGCTAAAGAAGGTTACGTAAAAGTTGAAGGCACTTGGCGTAAGTTTTTTGTGTCGGAGTTTAAAGACTTCTTTGAAAGAGCAAACGCTTCAACATTAGGCACTTCTCCTACTGGACAAGCCTGGACAGTTGGTAGAGGCACTTGGAACATACTTGATGGTAAAGCACAAATTGCTACAGCAAAGTCAACATACCCAATTGCTTTAGTTGATGTTGGACTAACAGATTTTGAACTACAGGCAAATGACATGGTTCCAGGAGTTGGCGTAATAATTAGGGCAGAGTCTTCTACTACTTGGTGGGGCTTAGTTGGTTGGAATAACCAAGTTGCTTACACATATTCTTTTTGCCCACAAGCACTCGTTAATCAAGGCTACTGCATTGTAGATAATATTTGCCAGCAAACAATTTGTCCTGGTGGGTATCAAACAGGGCAAAATTGTTCCCAAGGTCCTTGTTTAGTGCGTGAGCCAGACCAATTAGTTGGTATTGATTGTACGTATGCTTACTATCCAGGAACAACAACCTGTACTCCCGTCTCTACGCCACAAACAACTTGCCAAAACGTATGCATTAAAAACTGTACTAAAACAACTTGTACACCAGGAAAAACAACCTGTACCAACTACCCTAAATGGGGAAGACAGTGTTACACCAGTGAACCAACCTGTACCTCTTCCTCTTTCTGTTGTGATAGAGATACGGTATGCAGTACAACAATTGTTATAACGCAATCTTGCACAACATCAGCAGGTAGTTATCGAGAAACGTGTGCTGGGTACTCTAGTCAGCAAGGAGCGTGTACCTCCTATGGTGCAGACGTTTGTACATCTTTTTCAACTTGTCCTGGTGGAACTACAACTCAAAACGTTGTCTGCGGTTACCCAGACTGTGCACAACTAGGTTCACGTCAAGTATGCCCAGTTGCAGAACAAACGGCGACTGGATACAATTACTTCTATAAACTTTACCTAATTAAGTCTGTAAATGGCGTTATAACCGTAGAACAACAATTTGATATTGGGGAAAACTTCAAGGCTCTTGGTGTGCTTGGAGTCGGTCCTAACTTAGCAGTAAACGTGTATAGAGATAACGCCTATAACGACCAGATTAAGGTGTTGAGTTACTCGTCGTTTACCTCCCCAGCAGGAAGTAACTTCGGTATATTTGGCTATCCTTCAAATTACCAAGAAGGTAATACAATTGGTTCAATACAAGTAAAGCAACCAGGAGCATAATATGAGTGAAAAAAGTCCGTGGCAGTTATGGAAAGAAAAAAACCCAGGTGATGCTGTTCGTCCATGGGATTTACTAAATCCTAATGTAAAGCGAGTCGACGATGAAACTCGGGATTACCGACTTAACCATTGTCTAGGATGCAAACATTTAATTAAAGCCACTAAAACATGTACTAAATGTGGCTGTTTTATGACAGAAAAAACTAAATTAGCCCATGCTTCATGCCCCATTGGACTATGGGGTGCTGTTACTATAGAACCTACAAACACAGAAGGAGAATAAAATGGCGGAGAACCAAAGATTTTTAGCGTTTGTCCTTGATGGAGAAGTAGCAGAAATACTTCAGACCGATGACAAACTTGCTGCTATTTTTCTAAGTCAACCAAAAGTAGTTGAATTTGATAGAGAAAAAGACGGTGTTGTTGCTGGTATGAAGTACGACGGCACGAAGTTTAGTAACCCTGAGTAAAAATGCCTACATATAGAGAAGTATACGTTTGGAATGGGAACGCTTGGGACTCCCTTGCTATTGCCCTACCCGATTTAACTTCCTATGCCTCAAAAGTTGCTGACAATACCTTTTCAGGTGCTCAAACTTTTTCTGGAAGAATTACTCGAGAAGGACAAGTTCCTTACGCTATTGAAACAGGGACAGTCAACCTCACTACAACAACTACTGGTGACCAATTAATTATTGGAACTAGAACTTTTGGAGTAGGGCGATTTACTTCAACACCTCTCGTATTTCTACAAGTTCGATACGGAACAACTGTTAAAAACGGTTATGCAACAGCAAAGGCAGTTAGTTCAACTCAGTTTGGTTACGAAGTAGTTATGAACGTTGCCATTACAGATTCACAAAGTCCTATAACACTATTTGTTGATTATCTCGCTATCCAGATGGTCTAGGAGGTGAACCAGTGGCAAAATATGCTGGTTCCATTTATCGTGGAGCGTATTATGGTAACTCTCCGCGTCTTGTTTACAATGTTACCCCCTTCCTTGCTTCTGCATTAACTTACGACAAAGTACAGTTATTTTGGCAATTACCTCAAGGAGATTTTTCTCAATTTAGGCTTGTTAGAAATAATACTAACTTTCCTGAAAGTGCTGAAGATGGAACAATCGTTTGGCAACAAGTTTCTGCCACAAATATCAGTGGTCAAGTATCTAGAAACTCAATTATTGATGGTGAAGATAACGTTAGCGAAACTTATTACAAAGGCCTTATTCCTGGTCAATTTATTTACTATACCGTATTTCTTTACACTTCAACCAAGGTTTGGGTTGCTGCGGGTTCTACCTACGTCCTGATACCTAAAAAGTTAAGCAGCACAGACACTTTGTACAACATGCTTCCTAGAATCTTTACTACTAAAGACGGAAGTCCTACAGGACCAATGGAAAAAGATACTTTTCTGTATAATTTCTTAGATTCTTTTGGGTTTACTTACGACCAGATATTAACTTATGCCGACTTAATTAAACCTTCTTTTGGAGAGTCTAAACTTCCCCCTCAATTTTTAGGGTATAAGTTTTTAAGTTATGGTCTTTATTTAGAACGAGGATTAGCCTTTAAAAACCAAAAAAAGTTAGTTCGTGAATCGGCTAGACTTTTTGCATTAAAAGGAACTGAACTAGGCATCAATAACTACATAGAGTCTTTAAGTGGCTATGCACCTGTTTTAGTAAAATCTCCTAACCTACTTTTAGATATGCAAGATGCCACTTTTAAAAATGGTTTTGGTCGTTGGATTGCAACGGCAGGAACTTTAACTGCGGATAACACACAGACTTTAGCAACGGGAACCAACGCTATTGACACAGTTTGGTCTGGAAAAGTAGTAACCATTTTGCCAACAGTTACCTTTAAACAAAGGTTGAATGACGTGGCTCAGTTAACAACTAACGTAGCCCACGGTTTAGAAGTTGGTGATACCGTTACTGTTGCAGGTGTAGATGCTAACTACAACGGAACCTTTACTGTTACAACAGTTCCAACACCAACAACTTTTACTTATGCAAGTGTCAACGCTCCAATGATTCCAACTGCTGCAACAGGAACTGCTGCTGGGGGAACTGCTATCTCTCTAGGTCGAGATGCTCCTATTACTAAAGGAATTCCAGTTACACCTCAAACTGCTTATACGCTATCTTTTTATGCAAAAACTGTTGCCAACGGAACTTTAACACCTGCTTTATACTGGTATGACGAACTAGGTAAAATAATTGGCTCTAGAGTTATGGGCACAGAACTCGGAACAATTGGTCAAGTTCAAAGAACAACTTTGGCTGCAACTTCACCAGCAGGTGCTGCTTATGCTGGAATTAGGATTTACTTAACCACTACAGGAACTTACTATATTGATATGGTTCAATTAGGAAAAACCATAGACATAACTAATTACGACGAACCACGTAGTATTGATGTATTTTTAGAGCCAAGGAAAGTAAATTTAATTAGTAACCCGTCTTTTGAAACAAACGGCAATTTATGGACTACTAACTCTTCAAAAACCCTGGTTGCAGATGTTCCAACGGGTGTTCCAGGAGCACAGTCTCTTCGACTTAGTGGAACAAACGCACTTTCTGTAACAACTACCTGTGCAACCTCTTCAACTTACACAATTTTTGATGACAATAACTATGTGTTTTCTATTTACCTAAAGGCAAGTGCCCCTTGCACTGTAAACATAACTTTAGGTGTTACTGATGAAACAGGGACAGATGCGGAAAGTGCTGTTCAAACTTGTAACTTAACCACTGATTGGCAAAGGTTTTACACTACTGTGTATATTCCAATTGACTTTTCACCCCAAAATACTATTACAATGACTGCAAGTGTTTCAGGAACATTGACAGGGCAAACAGTTACATTAGACAACGCTCAGGTAGAACGTGGTTACCAACCATCAGAATATTTTGACGGTTCTATGCCGTCCGATTACGGTGTTGTATGGTCAGGAACTGCCCATGCTTCAAGGTCATTCTACTATACAGACAAAAACATTAAAATCCCTAGACTTCTTATAAGCCTTCCAGATTGGATTCCACGGCATATTCCTTACCGTATCAGAAGTTACGCTGGTGTCGAAGGAAGTTACGCTCCATAGAAATTTAGGTCTAAGATACACCTATGGACCTACTTATAGAACTACTTGTAATCTCTTTTGCTGTTGCATATTTTACTGAAGCAATTCAAGCCTTCTACGATTTAAAAAAACTACGTGGGTTTGTTGCCTTGCCATTTGCTGTTTTGTTTTGTTGGTTGTTTGGTTACCCATGGATAGAAACAGCACTGTTTGCTCCCGCTAGTTCTTTCTTAGCCTTAGCAATTACAATGTTTATTACTAAAGAAGAAGTAAGTGTTCAACCAATTCGACGATACTAGGAGTATAAAATGACGCGATTATTAATTGTTGGTAGTGCTGATGACATAGATGTAACAGTTGGTTTGCGACAGTTGTTGGATAAAAGAGTCATTGCAGAGATTGTTCTTCCCTCTAGTGAACCAAATGAAACACAAGACCAAATCATCCTCACTGCTTCTGAAAAAGGCATTCCTGTTAGCACGGGAGGAGATTTAGATACGTTGATGGAAGTTTTTGTTGCGGATGATATTTTGGCAGTTGCATGGGATGAATCAGATGAGTGCTTTGAGGCTATTGAATGGGCACATGACAAAGGCTTAGATATATGGGACATTTCAAATGGCTTAAATATCGTTGATACACAGACAGAGGCTTTGGAAGAACACCTAGATGAAGTGCTTGCAGACTTTACTGAATCCTTGTCAGCATTGATTTACAAGATGGTGATGGACCAAATTAACGGCGATGGTAAGCACAAATACCGTCGCTCTGAGTGAGCCTTTCATCTCGGCTGCTCGACGCGAATTTAAGCCATTTTCAATTTCGTCTCTTCGTTACACTGTGGTCCTTAGCGACCTCTGACGGGGTGGTAGAGCAGTCAATGGATACTCTCGGCTGCTCGACGCAGGCTAAATCTAGGAACACCGTCAGAGAGGCTATACGAGCCTTAGAGGACAAGGGGCTACTTGAAACACAACGCAAAAAGCGTGGGCGAGGGTTCTATTCTGGGAACACATACCAGTT